TTGGTTGGTGAAATCAAAACAGTCATGAATGAGGGATTTGAATATAGAAAGAATAGTGAAAAGCCAAAAACTGGACACCTGATTCAAATTTTAATTTATATGAAAATTTTAAAAAAGGCAAAAGGTGTTTTAATTTATGAGAATAAGAACAATCATGAATTACTTCTGTTGCCAGTTGAAGTAAGTGATCATTACCGCAGGTGGGTAGACCAGGCGTTTGAGTGGATGAGAACAGTTCGAAAGGCTTGGGTAGATAGAACTCTTCCTAAGAAAAACTATAGATCTAATTCAAAGATCTGTAAGAACTGTCCAATTCAAAAAGCATGTGCGTCAGCAGAGGTGGGAGATATTAAGATTAATTCTCTGGAGCCTCTGGAAAATGAAACACTGTAAGTGGTGCGATCAAGAGTTTAAATCTGATATTACTTATCAAATTTATTGTTCATCAGCATGCAGGGAATCTGCAACAAGAGAAAAAATAGCAGCAAGATACGTTATTGCTAGGCGACAAAAACGAAGAGCGCAAAAGCGAGTATGTAAAAACTGTGGAAATTCTTTGTCAATCTTTAATGATGATGTGTTGTGTAATGAGTGTAATATTAATCCAATACAGGTTGCTAAGGTTATTAAACAGATAAGGATAATCTCAAATGACTCAGAATAAATGGGGTTTAGAAATAAAGCCACATACCATATGTGCCATTGACGCTAGTACTAATAGTCTTGCTTTTGCTTTGTTTGCTGGAGAAGATCTTGGAACAATAGGAAAGATTAATTTTGAAGGCAATGACACATATGAAAAAGTAATGGATGCTGGCAAAAAAGTAAAAGCGTTTTTTGATTACTATGGTGGGTTTGAGGCGATAGTAATCGAACATACTGTTTTTATGAATAGCCCTAAGACTGCTGCAGACCTTGCACTAGTTCAGGGGGCTATCCTTGGTGCTGCAGGGCAGTCTGGAACAAAAGTAATTGGCAAGGTTGCTCCAATAACTTGGCAAAATTATATTGGAAATAAAAAAATATCTAAAGATGAACAATTGTTTATCCGTTCACAAAACCCTGGTAAGTCAGCATCTTGGTATAAATCTTATGAAAGAAATCTTCGCAAGGAAAGAACTATTAAGTTTATTAATACAATCTATGATAGATCTATAAATGATAATGATGTTGCAGATGCTTGCGGAATTGGACATTGGGCTTTAAAAAATTGGGGAAAAGCAATAGGAGTTGACAAATAATACTATGGCTGCTAAACTATATACAAGCGAGTCTTGGCTTCGTAAAAGGTATGTTATGGATAAAAAGACTCCAGAAGAAATTGCAAAAGAATGTGGGTGTACGGTGGAAACTGTTTACGTATACCTTGCTAAATTTGGACTAAGAAAGAGTAAACGATGAGTGATAAATTTTCTATCAAGGTTGATCAGGTAAATCATCCAATGCACTATACCAGTGATCCATCTGGTGTTGAGTGCATTCAGATTACACGTCATAGAAATTTTAATGTTGGTAATGCTTTTAAGTATCTTTGGAGAGCAGGAATTAAAGATGACAAAAAGCAAATAGAAGATTTGCAAAAAGCAATTTTTTATATTCAGGATGAAATTAAAAGATTAGAAGGAGGTTTTTGATATGTCTCTAGAAGAAGATCTTGGAATTATGGAAAAAGATGACCGTGAAGGTGTTCTCACAAACGTTCAAGTTTCGCACCCCTTTGAAAGAAAACTTTCAGGGTGGAAGGTAACATTTGATGCATTGACCAAATTAAAAGAAATGACGGAAGATGATAAAACACTAGAGCATAATCAATGGATTACTAACAGTACATGGGAGGAAGATGACTTTCCTTTAAATTCACAAAACTTTAGATGTAGTGAATTTGTAACAGGTCATGAAGGAAAGCATGTTCTGTTTAGTGGATGCTCTGTCACCTATGGTGTAGGACTTTACACAAAAGAAACCTGGTCAAATGTTTTATATAATAAGATGCAGCAAAGAGAAAACCTGGCTGGATACTATAATCTTGGAACACCAGGAACTTCCACCTTCGACATAGTGTCAAATGTATTTAAGTATATGAGTTTGTATGGCAATCCAGATGCTATATTTTTAGACCTACCAGATATGAATAGATTCTACAGCATCAAAGATCAAGACATTTTAAATAGGGTTAATGTTAATGCTTCTGGATATGTTAAGCATATACTTAGCAAGTTAATCTTTCATAGTATGTGGAGAGGAACTCCAAACAAAGACGTAGAAATATTAAAGGTATATGCCTACAATTCTTTAATGATGTTAGAAGAATACTGTAAATCAAATAATATCAAACTTTATATTTTTTCTTATGTAGAAGACACAATTAACTTCCTATTAGATACTGATTTAACAAGGGTGTTTAATATTAATCAAAATGAAGTCCTTATGTCTCTTTATGAAAAAAATAAAAAGAATCCATCAGAGTTTTTCTTAACTGCAAGAGATGGGCGACATCATGGATATGGATTCCACCAGGTCTGGGCAGACAAGATGTTTGAGTTCTATGAATTGGAAAAAGATAATGACAGATGAAAATTTGCTAGTAGAGCATTTAGATAAAGTAAATAAGGTGGTTGAAGAATACTTAAAAGGTAGTGACCCCACAGTAATCTCCAAGGATCTTGCCATGCCTAGAACACAGGTAGTTGCCTTGATTAATGAGTGGAAGGTTATGGCTTCAGCCAATGATGCAATTCGTGCAAGAGCAAAAGAGGCATTGGCTGCAGCAGATACACATTACAGTAAATTAATTTCACGATCCTACGAGGTAATCGATGAGGCATCTATGACAAATAATTTAAGTGCAAAGACTGCAGCAATTAAGTTGGTTATGGATATTGAATCAAAAAGGATTGATATGCTTCAAAAAGCGGGACTGTTAGAAAACAAAGAATTAGCAGAAGAAATGCTTGAGATTGAAAATAGGCAAGAGATTCTAGTATCTATCCTGAAGGATATTGCTTCTGAGCATCCAGAGATACGTGATAAGATTATGCGTAGGCTTTCATCAATAGCAAAAGAAGATGAGGTAATCACAGTTGTCCACGATGTTCAATGATTTTTTAGAAGTTCTAAAAGACAATAATTTTGAAGAAACTCCAGTAGATGCTAAGACATTTGTTGAGGATGAAAAGTTCTTGGGGCAGCCAGGTCTTTCTGATATTCAATATGACATCGTAGAAGCAATGAGATTTGTTGGGAGAAGAAAAGGGATCACAATATTATGACAAGTACACCAAAAATGAAATCATCTTACAACTTGGTAAGGGTAGCGGTAAAGATTTTACTTCCACTGTTGCTTGTTGTTATATTGTTTATAAACTACTATGCCTTAAAGACCCTGCACGATACTTCGGGAAACCATCAGGAGATGCTATAGATCTTATCAACGTTGCTATTAATGCTCAGCAGGCAAAGAATGTTTTCTTTAAAGGTTTTAAAACTAAGATTGAGAAGTCCCCTTGGTTTGCTGGAAAGTTCTATGCAAAAGCAGACTCTATCGAATTTAATAAATCTATTACAGTTTATTCTGGTCACTCAGAACGTGAATCACATGAGGGGCTAAACCTTCTTCTTGCAGTTCTTGATGAGATTTCTGGATTTGCTTCTGAGATTGGTACAGGAAATGATCAAGGAAAAACTGCAGACAATATATACAAAGCATTCCGTGCATCAGTAGACTCTCGCTTTCCAGACCTTGGGAAGGTGGTTCTTCTTTCCTTTCCAAGATATCCAGGAGACTTTATTTCAGAAAGATACGATGCAGTAATTGCAGATAAAGAAATTATTGAAAGATCACATAAGTTTATAATTAATCCTGCATTACCAGAGGATGCAGAGGATAATACATTTGAGATATCTTGGGATGAAGATCATATTAAATCGTATAAGTATCCTGGGGTATTTGCATTAAAAAGACCAACTTGGGAAGTAAACCCAACAAGAAAAGTGGATGATTTTAAGATTGCATTTATGACAGACCTAGGTGATGCTATGCAAAGATTTACATGCGTACCAACCTTTGCATCCGATGCCTTTTTTAAGCAAGTAGAAAAAGTTAGATCTTGTATGACAACAAGAAATCCTTTAGATACATTTAGAAGATTTGATGAATCATTTACTCCAGATCCTAACAAGGTTTATTATGTACATGCTGACCTTGCACAAAAGCATGACAAGTGTGCTGTTGCTATTGCTCACGTAGATAAGTGGGTAAATATTCAAGTTATAAATAATTATGAACAGGTAGCGCCAATAGTAGTTGTAGATGCAGTGGCTTGGTGGGAACCAAAGGTAGAGGGACCAGTAAACCTATCTGAAGTTAAGCAGTGGATTCAAAACCTTCGCAGGCTTGGTTTTAATATTGGCATGGTTTCATTTGACCGTTGGCAGTCTTTTGATATTCAAAATGAGTTACAGCAAGTAGGAATGAGAACTGATACTGTTTCTGTTGCAAAGAAACATTATGAAGATATGGCTATGCTTGTCTATGAAGAAAGACTAGTTATGCCAGCAATCGAACTTTTGTTCGATGAACTAACTCAGTTAAAAATTATGAAAAATGATAAGGTTGACCACCCACGCAAAAAGTCAAAGGACTTGGCTGATGCTGTGTGTGGGGCTATTTTTGGAGCAATATCTCATACGCCCAAAAATATAAATCAAGAAGTTGAGATACACACGTTCAGGGATAGACCAAAGGACGAAGACGATCTATTTGACAGGCCTTCCCAGAACATGATACAATATAAACCTATCCCAAACGATGTAAAAGATTATTTGGATAGATTAAATCTAATATAAAAGAAAAGGAATAAATTAAATGAAGTCATTTAAGAAAATCGCTCTAGCCATGGTTGCAGCCATGACTACCGCAACAATCGTAGCAACACCTGCAAGTGCTGCTGTAATGACAGTCGCTGTATCACTAGACGGAACGGCTAACACAACCGCTTCTGCTATTGCTACACCTGCTGCATTGCCAGTCCCTGCAGATAACACAGTTGACGCTGCTGACGCACTAAAGTTCGTAGCAACAGTTGACACAGGAACAAATGTTTCTGTAGTAGCAACAAACGCAACAATCGTGTCTGCACTACACACATCTGCTGCACCAGTAGGAGCATCATCAGGATCATCATCTTTGACAATTGCAACTGGTACAGGAACAACCGCAACATTTTGGGTCTATACAAAGACTACAGCAATCGGAACAGTAACTGTTACAA